ATATTTGAATCAAGAAATTAAAAAATTCAATTACATATTCAATCATTTAACACCTCCAAAGTGTTGGTTACTGATTTCATGCTTTTGCAATCGTCAGAGGATAAACACATATCCTTATCAGACCACTTGGTGTTTCGTTTTCCGAGCATCGTGGTGTTGGTTTTCCACCAGTCTAAGCTGTACGTTACTGGATTATGACTGAGAGAGAGCCAGTAAACTCTCCCATGTTTTTTTTCGTTTCCTCTGTTCTATAAATTTCCTCCATGTAGAAATAATAGCAAACTGATCATCATTTACAACACTTTGATACACATAATATTAGATAGCAGTATGTGAGCATTCCCAAGATACGATTAACCAGTTAATATTTGGAGTATGAAAGAGACCACCAAACTCACGATCAAACAACAAGCTTTTGTCGATGAAATCATCAAGGGCAAGTTGGGTAGTTATAAAGAAGCTTATGCAAAGGTGTACGATGTCGAGTTAACTAAGGCGGGTAAGATACCCAAATGGGTAGAAGTCGAAGCGAGTAAGCTTGTAGCTAACCCTAAGATAGCACTAAGCATACAAAAGGCTATGCAGAAGAAAGAGACTACAGTAATAGCTTCAAGTCTCCGAACAAAGAATTATGTTCTTGATAGGCTCTACAAGGAAAGTCAAGAATCAGATAGCGATGCATCTAGGGTAAGAGCATTAGAATTGTTAGGAAAGTCTGTCAGTCTATTTTCAGATGTAGTAGAAACAAAAGAGACAAGACCCAGCGAAGAGATAGAGCAAGAGCTGGAAGAAAGAATAGAGCAGTTATTGACTAAGCACTGAACACAACATCTTGTGTTTTTTTAATCACGATCCTAGCCCAGCAACCACAACATCTTGTGTTTGGCTAAAAGGAACACCACCCTATTAATAAAGAAGAAAACAACAACCCCCGACCCCCCTAGATCGCATACCCGCACGAATATCTTATATACATAGTGATTTACACAAACGATTATCAGTTTTAATAGACCTAGTTAAGTAATTGCATTTTGCAAGCAGTGTATATTGTACCCCCTACCCCCTATTTTGAGAGAATGAGCTAAGGGACCCTAGAAGCCTCTAAATTTTTTTTACGTTTTATATTGCTTTTTTATGTGAAGTAGTACAATATTGTATAATCTGTAGATAGATATACCTAGAATATACCAAAAAAAAAGTATGTACCTACTATTGTTAGGTACCTACTATAGGAACTACATAAGTTTTTAATTAGTTCCTACTTATTAGGTATATACTAGATATTATGAATACACAGGTATTGAGTAAGTTACAAGGTTTATCCGCAGAAGATAAACAAGAGTTAGTCTCTTTATTGAGAGAGCTAGAAGATTCAAAGAACAGAGAAGCGTGTGAGGCTAAGTTTCTCAAGTTCGTTAACTCTATGTGGTCTGCTTTCATTCACGGGAAACATCATGAGATTATGGCTGAGGCTTTTGAAAGGGTCGCCAATGGTGAATTGAAAAGGTTGATCATTAATATGCCTCCCAGACACACGAAGTCGGAGTTCGCTTCCTATCTTTTACCTGCATGGTTTCTAGGAAGATATCCCGACAAGAAGATTATCCAGACAGCCCATACAGCAGAACTTGCTGTCGGTTTTGGTAGAAAAGTAAGAAATTTAGTCAACAGTAAGGATTTCAAAAACTTATTCCCAAATGTAAGTCTGCAGGCTGACAGTAAGGCTGCTGGGCGTTGGAACACAAACAAAGGCGGAGAATACTTCGCTATCGGTGTAGGTGGTGCAGTAACTGGTAAAGGTGCTGATCTACTTATCATCGATGATCCACATTCTGAACAGGAAGGTGCTTCCGCAGATGTGAATGTATTTAATAAGACTTATGAGTGGTACACATCAGGACCACGTCAGCGTTTACAACCCAAAGGTTCTATCGTAGTAGTAATGACAAGATGGCATCAGCGTGATCTTACTGGTCAGTTAGTTGATGCAAGTGTTAAGCGAGGCGGTGCCGACCAGTGGGAAGTAATTGAGCTTCCAGCTATATTACCTTCAGGTAATCCCCTTTGGTCAGAATTTTGGAAGCTTGAAGAGTTAGATGCTTTAAAAGCAGAACTACCAACCTCTAAATGGATGGCTCAGTATCAGCAAGACCCAACAGCTGAAGAAGGAGCTATTGTTAAAAGAGAGTGGTGGAAAGAATGGGAAGAACGAGAACCTCCTCAATGTGAATTTATAATTCAATCTTGGGATACTGCATTCTTAAAAACTCAAAGAGCTGACTACTCTGCCTGTACTACTTGGGGTGTCTTTTACAGAGAAGATGAAAGCAGTGGTCTAACCGCACCTCAAATTATTTTACTTGATGCACATAAGGAAAGATTAGAGTTTCCTGAATTAAAGAAACGTGCTTTAGAAAGTTATAAGTCATATAAACCAGATGCTTTTATTATTGAGGCAAAAGCTGCTGGTATGCCATTAATCTTTGAATTAAGACAGATGGGTATTCCTGTACAAGAGTACACTCCTAGCAGAGGTAACGATAAGATATCAAGAGTTAATGCGGTATCTGATTTGTTTTCTTCAGGAGTTGTTTGGGCACCTCAAACAAGATGGGCAGAAGAAGTTATAGAAGAGTTTGCGTCTTTTCCAAATGCGGAACATGACGATTTAGTTGATAGCAGCACGCAAGCTTTGTTAAGATTTAGACAGGGTGGATTTGTACCTTTACATTCTGATGAAGAAGATGAACCATTAGAACATAATAAAACAGCAGATTATTACTAGGAGATTTAATTGGCAATTGAAAGAACACCAGCTACACCAGTAGAAGGTTTAATAGAACAAGAACCACAGACAGACGATATAAGTATTGCAATAGAAAACCCAGAATCAGTAGCAATTGAAACTGATGATGGTGGCATGATTATAGACTTTGACCCACAAGAAGATAAACCAGATGCTGAATTTAACAGCAATCTGGCAGAGATTATTGATGAAGCAGACTTAGAGAAGATAGGTTCTGAATTAATATCTGCGTACAACATGGACAAAGATTCTCGTAAAGAGTGGGAAGAAACCTATACTAAAGGATTAGATCAACTAGGTTTAAAGATAGAAGAAAGAACACAGCCTTGGAATGGAGCTTGTGGTGTGTTTCACCCAATGTTAAGTGAAGCAGTTATTAGATTTCAGTCACAAGCAATATCAGAAATATTTCCAGCACAAGGACCAGTAAAGACAAAGATAGTTGGCAAGATGACCAGCGACAAAGAGAAACAGTCTCAAAGAGTACAAGACTATATGAATTATCTTTTAACTCATGAGATGTCTGAGTACAGAACAGAAACAGAAAAGCTATTGTTTTCTTTACCTCTAGCAGGTTCTGCTTTCAGAAAGGTTTACTATGACCCTAGTCTAGATAGACCAAGCGGAATCTTTGTACCATCAGAAGATGTAGTAGTTAACTATGGTGCTAGTGATTTAGAGACTTGCGAAAGAGCTACTCATGTAATGCGTAAGTCTTTTAATGAAATACGTAAGATGCAGGTAAGTGGTTTCTATAGAGACATAGAATTACATGATGCACCAAATACTTTTTCAGATATAAGAGAAAAGTACGATGAGCTGAGTGGTGAAAGCGAACAAGATAAATTTGATCAAAGGCATACTCTATTAGAGATGCAAGTTAATTTAGATTTGCCAGGGTTTGAAGATGTTAAAGATGGCGAGCCTACAGGTATTCAGTTACCTTATGTTGTAACCTTAGACTACCCTAGCGGTATGATTCTAAGTATTCGCAGAAACTATTACGAAGATGATCCACAGAAGAAGAGAAGATCACACTTTGTGCACTATCAGTATTTACCAGGCATAGGGTTTTATGGTTTTGGTTTAATCCATATGATAGGTGGATTAGCAAAATCAGCTACAAGTTTATTAAGACAGTTAGTAGATGCAGGTACATTGTCTAATCTTCCTGGTGGGTTAAAAGCCAGAGGTCTTAGAATCAAAGGTGATGATACCCCAATCATGCCAGGAGAGTTTAGGGATGTTGATGTTCCAGGTGGTGCTATTAGAGATAATATAACCTTCCTGCCCTATAAAGAACCTTCCCCAACTCTTTATCAGCTATTACAAAACATAGTGGAAGAGGGAAGAAGGTTTGCTAGTATTTCTGACATGAAGGTAAGTGACATGAATAGTCAGGCACCAGTTGGAACAACTCTAGCTTTATTAGAAAGAAACATGAAAGTGATGAGTGCAGTACAAGCAAGACTACACGCATCTATGAAAAAAGAATTTGATATCTTGGTAAATATTATTCAAGACTTTGGTAATCCAAGTTATCCATATGACACAGGGGAAGAGGAACAAATTAAAGCATCTGACTTTGATGCAAGAGTAGATGTAATTCCAGTGTCTGATCCTAATGCTGCAACTATGGCACAAAGGATTATGCAGTATCAAGCTGCTATGCAATTAGCACAGGCTTCACCTGAAATGTACAATATGCAAGAACTGCATAGACAGATGTTAGAAGTGTTAGGTATTCCTGATGTTGATAATATAATTCCTGAAGAAGGAGAAGTGATGCCAGTTGATCCTGTCAGTGCTGTACAGAACTTAATTAATAATATTCCTGTAAAAGCATTTGAGTTCCAAGATCACGATGCACATATACAAACTGTTGCAGCAGCACAAGACAATCCAGAGATTATGGGATTACTAGAACAGTCTCCTACAGGACCAGCGATTATGGCAGCAGCATCTTCATACGTTAATGATCATTTAACAATGAAGTTTAGAGATCAAGTACAAGAAGAACTTGGTATAGAGTTACCACCATTAGGTGAACCTTTACCAGCAGATGTAGAGAAACGTATATCTGATCTAGTTGCAGAAGCTGCAGGAAGAGTAACTGAAAAAGCTAGAATGCAAGCAGAACAGCAAAGAATAGCTGAACAACAACAAGACCCTCTTATCATGATGAAAGAAAGAGAAGTTGCAGCTAAAGAAGCTGAGGTACAAAGAAAAGCTATGGGTGATCAAGCAAGATTTACTCTGGCTGCACAGAAGCAACAAGCTCAACAGATTCTTGAACAAGAAAAAATTGAAGTTGAAAAAGATAAGCTATCAGTTGAAACACAAATAGCTGGTATGGAAGTAGGACAAAAAATTGCTAGCGATATGCTAGATGAAGAAAAAGAAAGCAAAAAGCAAGCAAAAGAAGATTTTCAATTAGGGCTTGACATGGCTAAGGATATAGTTAAAGATATCAATTAGTATGTCAAATGATATCAATGAGCAATCACTTTCTGAGTGGTTAAAGATTAGAATCAGAGATGTCATGAACGAACACGCAGATCATGTTGCGACAGGTAGTATAAAAGATTACCCAGAGTACAAAAGAATCTGCGGCATAATAGAGGGCTTGGCTCTCGCAGAACGTGAGATGTTGGACTGGATAGAACAACATACACGGGAATAGGAACTCAACTCCTTAAGTTGTGCAAATTATGAGTAAAGAAGAAATAAAGAAACCTAAAAGCTTCAAAGAGCCGAAGGTTGATGAAAAAGCTAAAAGTCAGTTACCTGACCCACAAGGCTGGAAAATTCTAGTAGCTATGCCACAAGCAGAAGAAAAAACTGATGGTGGTATTCTTAAAGCAAAT